TCTGCATTTGTACCAATTACTTCTGGTATAATTTCTTTTACCTCTTGAGCTATGAAACCAATCTCGCGTTGAGCACCAAATCTTTCAATATCTTTCCAATTATATGAAACAGGGTTTAAAGCTAATATATCATTAAGTGTATAATCAATAGCACTAACACTTGTCTTTAGAGTGCTATCGGACGTTACAGCACTAATAGTACCATTTGCATCTGCTTGTAGAGTTCTAGTACTAGTACCTGATAAAGACCTGATTTTAGTATTGCCAGAAGAATCTATAGTAAGGTTGTAATTATTGCCTGTTCCTATAATAACTGCACCATTTTGATCTCCATAAATGTATTGATTATATGTATTTAAATAAACTGCACCACCAGGAGTACCTGTTCTAGTAACAATTAAATCTCCATTAGCGGATATAGCTCCATTTATAGTTAATAATAAATTAGGATTCGGTATGGTTGTGCCAATACCAACTCTACCCGCTGCATCGATACGCATACGTTCTGATGTATTAGTTCCAAATATAAGTGGATGATTTGATCCAGTTCTTATGACTCCAAGGGCGTTGGTAGCATCACTATATAAATCTGTATAAACATTGCTTGTGGAAGAGGCTCTAAAAACACCACCAGATAGAGCATTTATATGTAAGGTTTTCCAGTTAGTTCCAAAATTGGTTGGTGTTAGATTATTAATACCTATGTTATTATTTGTATCAATTGTCAAAGCCGAATATGCTGTAAGATAATCATCAGTAACTCTGGTAAATTCAACTACTCCAGCGGTTGTTACAGATGTTCTGAAATATTTTAAATTAGCTGGTGCGGCTGTATTTTTAATCTGTAATATAGGATACACACCACCAGCCACCTCAACCGATGCAGCAACTCCCGTTGATCTTATGTTCCCTTCTACATCTAATCTAGTGGTCGGATTTGCGTTATTAATACCAACAGCACCTAGACCATTTATAGTGAATCTAGATGTAATAGTGTCTGGACTAGCTCCATTGTAAGAAACATTTCTTATAGAAAATTGTTGACCCCCACTAGCACTATTAGGATCATCAAATAGATCTAAAGACATATGGTAATTTCCATTAATATATGGATATGTACCATCACCTATGTCTCCAATTTGTCTTAATAAAGCATAGTCTGTTATACCAGAATTACCTACAGATAGAAAATTTATATAAACTCCTGATGTATTACCTGCTTCGGTTAGAGGCACACTTAAATCTTCACCATTAAGTGTAAGAGCTCCATTTACATGAAGTTTTGTTGTTGGTGAATATGCGCCCATACCGACTTTTCCACTACTATCAGCTCGTATTACATCACTATTATTATTAACAGCCAGGGAAAAAAATGCATTGCTACCAATACCTGCATTGATAAACGCTAGAGGATTATTTGATGTTTTTCCTAAAGCTAGTTGAGAACGGCTAGTACCGGAATAAAATCCTTGCTCATTATCGTTGCCATATATATAACCATTTACAACATTATTGGTTTGTTTGCCAATAAAAATATCTACTTCACCATTTGTATTGGTAGGAAATTGCATAGTTACATGGCCTCCCTGAACGTCTAGTTTACTATTATTACTATAGGAAGAGGTCGAACCAGGGGTTGCAGTACCAATACCTACTTTACCACCTTCTTCTGCAAGTGTTATATTTCTATATGTCACATTTTGTTCAACGGAAGTTATTTTAATGCGACGCAAATCTACTGTTGGAGAACTAACTATGGTAAAATAACCTTGCAAAGGATTTGTAGTATCATTTGTAGAAACTATATACGCTCCATTGGAACCATTATTAGTTGTATTCTTATCTTTATCCGAAACTGTTAATGTATAACCATTATCAACTCTTATTGCTCCGTTAACATTTAATTTTGTTGAAGGTGTTGTTGTATTAATACCTACATTACCAGCACGAGCGGCATGACCATCAACATAAAGGGCTATATTAGAATCATCATAAAAAGCGGCAACTGCCTGATCACCGGTTTGTTTAACATATAATGCTGGACCCGTTCCAACATTTGTAATAGACATAGCACTTGTAACGTTTACATAGGTGTCCAACTCTGTCCAAGTACCTAATGCTGAAAGATTACCCATAATTAAAGCATTTCCAGTGGTATTTAAATCGCCATTTAAGTAAAAATCTCCTTGAAATGGACTATCTGCACTAGCGATTGGATCGTGACCCGCATCTGCATTAGTTCCACTTGTATTTGTGTGGTGATTGGATCTATGAAATTTAGAATGAAAACGGTTACTCATTGTATAATATTTACCTCTATAATTTGTTTATTCTTAAACTCATGGATAGATTGATGTTAAAGCTGCTAAAGAATTTGATACTGGCCAACGATAATATGATTTGAATAAATCATAGAGATTAGCATTACATGCTTTTGAAGCAGCAAGTGCAAATGTATCACAAGCATTTTCTATAGCTGTACCAGTTGTGATGTTTATTGTTGGTATTGCACTCCAAACTCCATATAAGAACGCATCTCCATATCGAGAATATAAATCAAACATGAATGAAGCCCACATATCCGTGCCACCTAGACCCATTGTATTAGTAGGAGCAACACCTGCATAAACGGTATTAGTCCAATTATAAGAAATATTATTAATATATGTAGCCAGTAAACCTTTTACTTCATTTTTAAACGATGTGAATGAATTGCCATTGTACGGAGCACCCTCTACATTAGCATATTCCATTGCCATAAATCTCATAAATACAGCAAAACCAGTAGTAACAGTGCCACCTGGTGTGCATTCAATTTTCTGGATTGGATTTACCCAGAAGTTTCTACCCAATTCATAAAATAAAACTTGATCAAATTGATTATTTGTTTTAACTCCATTATATAAAATATCCCAATGTGGGGATAAAAGTTCTATTCCGGTTTGTCCGAGATAACCGCAACCAGCACCACAAGTTGAATTTACAACACTTATTGTACCTTTGCCTAGTAATGTCTTATATGGTATTGGTAATTGTTTGACTGCTTTGTAATAAAAACCATAAGCCAAATCTAATTTGCTTACAATATAATTCATAATATTTTTATCAACTATTAAATAATCAAAAATTTGTAAAGCTATATTCCTTCCTATATAAGCAACCACATTTTGTGTATTATTATCAAAGGTTGTATATGTAGTATTAATTACATCAGTGTCTAATATAATATTATCTACTGGTATATTTGTTGGTATTGTGATAGTTTGATCACAACAATTAGATTTGGCATCTTCCCAAGTTTTTGAGGGTGCATAATCTATAGGAAAATTATCTTTTAATTCTGCATATGTTATGGGATTTGTATTAGAAGTCTTAATTAAAGGTAAATCTAAATTATAACAAGACATGGCCTTCCAAGACCAACAAAAAGCACTATTGTTTATACTATTTAAATCATCTATTGATACATTTTTTACAGATAAAAAGTCTGCTAATATTTGTAATGCATTATATATTTTTTTAAATTCTTTGTTAAAGACCACTGGAACGTGTAATTCATTAATACCTACACCTAATGTTTCGTTTTCTATATCATTTTCAAATTGAGGTCTTTCTGATATGTTTATAGGCATTCTAGAAAAATATGAAATAATTCCACCTGTATTTTTTTCTGTAGCATATACAAATTTAGCATTTAAAGTATTTCTAAATGTTTTAATATTTTGAACCGTTCTTACCAGAGAACGATTATAATTAAAATCTGTAACAAATTCATCTTTAGATACTTTTAATTGATCTCGTGACCAGTAATTAAAAGGTAATCCTTCTCCTAATTTAAAGGTTTCTACGAAGTCTTGACATTTTAGTAAACATCTATCAGAACTTATAATTAAAGATTTATCTTTTGTTGATCTTATACTTTTATAAACTACATCAATTGTTTTAGGAATTTCAAACCTTGATATATAAATGTTAGAACTAGAATATTTGTATATATTTTGATCTGTTAATATATAAAAGAAATCCCCAACATCATCAAAAAGTATTTTATTTAAATTGTAATTGTCTTTTGTCTCATTTAAAATAATTGTTGCAAAGGGTTCAGAACCTAAGTGATCAAAAATATATAAAGTATGAGATTGAGTTAAAACATATACAAACGAATGTTGAGGATGTACTGCCACACTTACTGGTTGATCATTATCTAATAAAGAGGATGTATATGTGTGTATCCAATTTAGATCTTGATTAAATTCTTTTACACAATAGTTGTTGTAATCTAAAACATATACATTTTCATTCAAGAAGGATATTTCAGTTGGTGAATTAAATTTATCATGTGCGTTTACATTACCAAATCCTCCTATAGACAATTGTATGTCTATTGTAGGGCTAGTAGAAAGATTTAAATAAAACTTATATATTTTATTAACCGGTGTATCAACTATATAAACTGTATCCCCACTATCATTTGTATCTAAAGATTGTGGTCCTGTTAAAAGATTTGATATTGCAGAAAAATTTAAAAAATTTCTTTCTACAGGAGTATCAGTAGAAGAAAATGCTCTAAATTTTGTACCATCTAATACTAAAATATGATCTGCGGTTTCTGTTGCATCTTTAATATTGGAAAAATAAGATGATCCTTGAGAAGTTGCTAATTCTGGATTATTAACAAACGTTTGATTATAAGTTTTAGTAACCCATTTTATACCAGATGCTCTAGAATTAGTATTACTTCCTAACCATCCAAAATAACTAATAGGGGATTGAGTATTAATAGTTTGTGTGTTGGATATTAAATAATCTAAGTTATCCTGTAATCTAGATATAGAAGTATTAAAGATATCTTCTACACCCCATTCATTAGGCTGAATGTATATTTGATCTTGAGTATAAGGAGGTTTTAATGTTATTTCATTTACTAATCTCAGTTGTTCCTGGTTATATTCATTCCATTTATCTTTAATTATAAACGGTTGTGGTAAAATATAAGATATTAAACTATTATCTGTATAAATAGCTGAATAAGATATATAATAAGATCCTGGTTTACTATAAGAATAAGAAATTATATCTTTTGGATGGGATACTATAGTAGAATTATTTTCTCCAAAATTAGTAATATAGGTTGTAGGAATATTTGAACCAAATTGTGTGGCTTTATATTTAATAAAAACTATTTCATTGGTCAAAGCATATGTGGTAGACATATATACTTGTTGACTAGCGACTCCGTTAGTGTAAGCGGTTAAATTGGTATTTCCTATAACAGATATGCTCATAAATTAATTGGTTTCCAGAGGTTTCTGTCTTTGGAATATTCGGTTATTGAATAATTATCAAATGTGCTCGCAGGTATTTGCTGCACTACAGAAGGTATTGCATAAATGTAAAAATTATCTGGACCTAAATCTCCTGTATAGAGTGGTACATAAGGATCTCCTATGTTTAGTGTAAAAATATCATATATACCATTGACAGCTGGTATGCTAGAACTTACAGTCCAAAACCTACTTGATAGATAATAAGTTATTGTTCCATCAATTACAACTGCTGGTGTGTTAATAGGATTTGTGCTTATATTTTGTAATATAGTAACATTTTTAGTATTATCTAAATTTATATTACTATTAAGCACTTTGAAATTTAAACTTAAATCATTGTACGGAAATATTTGTGGTGAATAAAAGAAATTATTTGTAGATGGTTGATCTATTGATATTGTATTAGATGTTATATTGAATTGTCTATTTTCTAAAACTGAACCATTAGGTATCCAGTAATTTAATCCATTTATTTCTGGATAATATTTATTAAATGCAGTTAAACTTAAAGTTAATCCTTTATTATATAATACTATATCATCTGTATAAGATATATCTAACAACGCAAAAGAATAAGGTGTTGAATAGACTGAATAATCATTTACATATCTATATTCATTAAAACTTTTATTTGCAGAAACATAAAAAGTTTGACTACCAGATTTTTTATTTCCATAAGCAGATGGTCTATAGGAAGTTGTATAATTATTTTTGCCGAGCAACGTAGCGTATTTACTACCAAGCCAAGCATATTCTGGAAATATAATAAAATTCAAAGGTTTGTTGAATTCTACTTGATCCATTACATTGACATATGTAGTTGTATTTATTCTATGTATATTAGGCCACCCTTCAACTAACCCGGTTACACTAAAGGTTACTTCATTGTCTGTTGCTAAATTTTGAAAATTATAAGTGGCTTGATCATTAGAATAAGTCGTTACTGAATTGCCGTTTTTTATTGTCCATAATGTTTGTTTATTTGAAATAGATAAATTATCTATTGTTTTGAAATTAAAATTTAAATTTGAATAAGTGGGTCTTGTTATTACATTTATATTTTTTCTAGTATTTGCTATTTCTGTATTATTAAATGCATCGTATGTTGTTGTAAAATCCGAATTAAGAAGATTTGAAGAAGGGAAATCATCAACATAAAAAGAATAAGAACCTGTAACAGGAGGGTATTTTATATTTGAATATGCTAATAAAGTTACTTTATGTAAATTTGGTTTATTGCTTAATTCTGGAGTTACCTCTAATCTAATAGAACTCATTTTTTGGGCATTTGTATTAGAACTATAGGAATATGGTAAAAGATGAGGATCCGAATTACCTCCTTGATAAGCTTTAATTAATGGTGAATCTTCTGTAGAATCATAAAGCCATTCCCAATATATAGGAGTTGAAGAAGGTTTTATATCATATACTTTGTTACCAAAAGGTATTTGTAATTTAAATTCTATTGTTCTAGTTTTTTCTAAATTATCTAAAGCTATTGCAGGGGTTATTGTAAACTTGCCATCAGAAAAATAATCAAAAAGGTTTTTATTACTAGAAACCGCTTGAGATATTTCATTATATTTTTGAGAAGATAGTTTAATAGCAACTGTTTCGGGTCCATAATTTGAAACCTTTATTAACCAAGAATTGTTATTAAATCTATATGCTTGATTAGGTATAATATTTTGTATATAAATACCATTTTGATCAACTGCTTCAAACGATAAATTTAAATTAGAAGGTTCATAAGACCAAGAAATATAAGAATTAGTTAAGTCTCTGGTAGGCCAAGACGATACTGTATTATTAAACGAAGAATCTATTGTAATACTATTAGATTCTTCGTTTACTATTTCTAAGAATAATGGTGATAGATTATTAACCTGATATCCGCCCTTTGCTAGTGTTATATTAACCGCTTCAAAACCATCCATTTCACCTGCTATAGAACATAATGTAGGTCTTAAAGCAAATGATATTTCACCATAAGGAGCATTGGGGTAATCTATTGTTAAAAATTGAGCGGCAGATACTGGTACATAATAAGGTGTGACAGATAGATTATAAGGAATTTTATTCAGGCCATAAGTAGCGCTCAAACGAGCTACTATAAAAGACTCTACACCAAGTATTGTAAATTTAATTAAATCATTTTTACTTGTAGAAGCTAAATCATAAGAAAGAGCATTATAGTCTGACGATATAAATGAAGATAAATTTACAGTAATAGATTTTGGATCATAATTTATAGCACTGATAGTTAAATAAAAGTTTAATCCAAAAGAATCATAATATTTTGACGATGAAAATAAGGATGCTTTGTAAGAGTAATAATGAGGTGGATATTTTGTTCTCCAAGTTAATTTATTATTTGCTACAGTAGATACTGGGATTAAAGACCCTAAAGAAGTTGTATTATTATTAATCTTAAATCCATTAAAAGTACTTTGCCAACTTTCTGAAGATTTTTTTATTGTAGCACAATCTGCTATATAATTTATACCCAACCCATCATTTGATACAGTAACTATATTTGGATTTATACCATAATTTAAAATTGATTTTTTTAAATTAAAAGAAGCACTTAAAACGCAATTTATACTAGATCCTAAATCGTAATTTCTATTTGATTTATATTGAGCTAATTGGAATGTTTGTGTGTTGATACTACTAAAAGAAACAATAAAACTAGAATCTAGTTTTTGTATACCAGGTGGATTATAAACATCTGGTTGAGGTTGTGCCACACCATTGGTAATGTATAAATTTGTTGGAGCAGATGCAAAATTTAAATACGTTGCACTATAAGAAATAAGTGTAGAATCTGGATTAATAACTCCATCATTTTCTAAAATAAAAGAAAATGGTGCTGTATAATTTTGACTAATTTTTCTATTTATTACTGTTCGTGCAGCACATAAATTATAAACCAAAGAATATGTATTTAAAAGAGGAGATGAGGTTAAATCAATTAAATTTGGTACACTATTTAAATAATTTTGATGATATAAAGAAGCATCTCGTTCTATAGAATCAGAATTAAAAAAAGTTACACTAGACGCCATTAATTTTGTAGTAGCAGATAATTCCCAATAACCGTTAATAAATGATAACCCGGTTGGATTTAAAAATAACTTTTGTGGATATAAAATATATCCACAAAAGAGATCTCCATTATAACTAAAAGTATTATCTGAAATAGTATAATCTCTTAAAATTGTATTTGTTATATAATTTTGATTTGTTAAATCTACATTTATTGTTTGATAACCATAAGATATAGCAAATATATTAAATTCTGGAGGTGTTTGCCAGTTTTGTCTTAAAGCTGATATATTTAAATTCGTAGTTGCAGTGCTATCTACAAAAGTGATATTATTATAATTGTTAAAAAGATTACCTTGTTGGTATACAAGTGTTGTATTGCCGGTATAATAAACAACTTGATTATAAGTAGTAGGTTCTAAAAAATTTAGAATTTCATTAGTTTGTCTTTTTTGATATCTAAGATAATTTTTACAGATTGATGTTGTATTGATTAGATTATAAGGATTCCCTAAAAAATCTGTAAATGATGCTACAGGACTAGATTGGTATATTTCATTTGGATAGTTACCAACACCATATACTGTAAAAGCGTTACTCATTATTTAAATATTTAGAAAGAACCCCTTATTTAATCAACCCTAAACCCTTATACAATTGATAAGAAAATAAAGAATCAATAGTTTTTTCATTTCCAACCCATTCTTCAAACGAAGATAAAGATTTATTAATAGTTGTTCCTGGATTATTCCAGTCTATAATACCTTCTGATTGAATTTTACTCATTCCTGGAATAAATTGATAAAATTCATAATAAAATTCATAATCATTTAAATTTAATCCAATAAAATTTATTAGTGTTTGTAAAGGATAAGAGCTCAATCCATTTATATAACCAGTAGGGATTAGGCTATATTTATTTAATGATTTAGTTTTTAAGATAACCGGGACACCAGCAGAAACTGTATAATTAAATGTTAACAAATCTCCCCTATTTAAAATACCTTCGTCTGAATTTCGTTTAAAATTATTTTCATTTTTTAAGGTGGTTCCCCACAATCTAGAAGGATTTATAGATAGAATATTGACCATTCTCTCTATTTCTGATGGATAATTTAAGCGATAATCATTAGTATTTTCATTTACAGACTCAGCTAAACTATATAGTTGATTTATTTCACAAGTATCTATATCTGAAATATTTTTGGAAAAATTAGAAATCTTTTCATAAGACAAAACGCCTAAATCATCATGTTTAGAATTTCCATAAATTGAACCTAAAAAATTATCAAATAAGAAAGGGCTTTCATTCAATATTGGCATAAAAGCTAAATCTTTCATTTGATTTTTAAAATCATGATTTTCATTAATTTTAAAAATATCACCACAACTATTATTAAACATTAAAGTATTGGATTCACCATATAATGATATTGGCTGTGATTCATTAGATATATCTATGTTTACTAATATTAATTTATAATCATTTGTAACTATATATTCTAAATTTGTTGTTGAAAGAAAAGAATAAGTTTTGCCATATTTATTGAGCCATCTGCTCCCGGACCAATCCCCATAAGCTCTTGCAGATTTATTCCATTGATTGTAAACTATAGAGGTGTTTCCATTTTCTTGTTCTGGATAAAAACTAAATCCTTGTGGATTTACATAAAATTTATTTAAAAATTGTTTGGTTCTGCTATCAAAAACATATACTTGATTTTCTATAGAATTAATAACATATAAAAATCCGTTTAAATCACAGGTAATACCTTCTAATGCTGTTTCATCTGTGTTTATATTTGGTTTTGTTAAATCTGATGGAGCATAACGAGAAAAATCACTAAAGTCTGAAAGATTTATCGTAGTAATATTACCAGATGATTTATTAATAGTTCCAATTTTATTATAAGAATATGTAAACCAAACATTTTGTTCATTATCTACAGTTAAATTATTAATACCTCTAATAGGCCCAAAGGAACTTAGTAAGGTTCCATTTGTGTTTCTCTTTTCTAAAGTACCCATTGAATCCCAAGTATTATTTGATAATGCAATCCATAGATCATCTTTATTATCTATTACTATATCTTGAGGTGAAGAATTAATTGGATAACGTATATTTTTTAATAAACGTCCTTGACTATCATATTTTATCAAACAACCACTCGCATAATTAGAATATGTAACCCAAACATCATTTTTGGTATCAGTATCTATATAAGTAGGTTCTATAAAATTTTGTGTTTCTTTTACGAAAGGATATTCTTCATTTGCAAAATACCAGTCAGAATTTATATTGGGAGTGAAGTTGGATAAAGGTGGTTGAATTGCAAATAAGAAATTTGCATCTTTGTCTAATTTTAAAACAGATAAAGAATCAAATAATGTTATCCAAATATTATAAGAACGATCTAAAACAATTGAATTTGGTGATATTTGATTGTTTACTAAATAATTCAAATTATTGTCTTTGACAGTTTTATTTAAATCTATAGCGGATAATATTTTTCCATTAACACCAAATTTATAAAGATAGTTTAATTCCCCGTCTACTGCCCAAGCTTGAAAATTAGGTGAAGGTAATACTGCTACACTGTTTATGCCGTGAAATCCAGTTGCAAAAAAACTATTTTTAGTAAAATCCGGTGTATTAATAATTGGTACTTCGAAATTGTAAATTTGGGCTGGGTTAAAATTTTTATTATTGATGTCTGTAAAAAATTGAGGTGTGTTATAATTTACAATACTCATTAATCCGGCATTTGGGTTTGATATCCAAAGTTTGGGTGTATATACATTGCCACTTAAAGCTGGACCTATACCACTACAAAATGCTGTAATTTTTGTATCTTGGCTTGTAGTAGACGCTACATTAAAAAATGTTTTACAATAACCTGGTGTTAAAAATCCATTAGCATCTTTATACTGTATTTTTAAATCAGAATTAAATTGACAATTTAAATTATTTAGATAAGCATTTATAGTTATATCTGATGTATTGTCAATAGAAGGAAAATAATGACAAAAATTTGATTCCATTTCTGTAGGTTGCGGATCATTGCCGTCTAAAAATTGTTCTCCATAAGTAAACCAATTGGCGGAAAATATTGTTGGTTGGATCAATGATGACCAACGCGGATTAATATAATCTCTTATACCATTTTCAGATATTTTTAAATAGTCTGGTTGTCTATAATATAAAATATAAGGTTGATAAGCAATGGCATTACTATTACCTAGATTAGGGCTAATATAATCTGTGTCATAATTTGGATCTGGTACACTAGCATCACTTGTTATTAAAGTAGCTAAGATAGTTGTATATGGTTGTTTGTTATAAACTAAATCAAAATTATAAATATCATCTGTAAAATAAAATTCTGCAGTTCCACTAACACCTATAAATGTTCCACTTATAGAATTTAAAGCACCATTGTTATCTAGATACAAATTAGTGTCTTTTGTTTTAATAGAATTAATTCTATTGAAATTTGTGTCATAAAATTTATATTCTGGTCTAAGAAAAGTCCATTTATTAATCGGTTCTTGAGGGTCATAGGATCTAGAATATTTTGCACTTAAATTAATGTTATGTTCTCCCTCAAAACAAGAGGTTATATTAATTCTAAAAGGATATCTATTAATGTGTCCGGCAAATGTAGGAGGAGGACAATAATCAAAATAGATTGATTCATTTAATGATAAAGGAAAAGGTGCTTGCATTTTTTAGAAATCTGTTATTTGTATAACTCCAGATGTTTCTATAACTTCTATTTTAGAAATTAAATTTGTAATATCATTAAAAGACGGATATTGGAAATATTCTAATTGTAAATTTTGATTGTATGTCTCAATATCTAAATCTGGGTATGTTTCATTCCAAACCAAAAATGAAAGACCTTCTACAAATTCATTAGTATCATTTCTATATGTTTGTATTTTTTCTACACCATCTACATTTAAAATATTATTAGATAATTCACTAATATTAATTAATTTTTCAAAAGAAACATTTTGTTTGCTAAATGTTGATGTAATTAAATTTACTATATCAGCAACTATTCCAGAAGAGGATCTTCTAGAATTTGATTGTTTATAAATTCTTAATTTATTATAATTTAAATCAGACGTTGATGCTTTTGAAAAAGATGATTTTACATAAAAATCAAATAACATATATACCGGGTCTATAGGAACTATTTGAGACGTTAATATTTTCTGGCTTTCTAATTCTGATAAAATTAATTCTTTTTGTGAAGCATTTACATATCTTTGACTATTATTAATAGGGCATAGATATACATAAACATTATTAAAATTACAACTATTCGAAAATTTAATTTGATTATATAAAACCGTCCCGTCTAATTGAGGATAATTTATACCTATATTGTATAGATATTTTAAATGACCTTTTAAATAATCTTCATTATTAACAACATAAACATCGGAGATTACATTATTAAAATTTGATTTGATATACGTTTGAAAGTCATTTGTTGTTACTAGTCTTTGTTGATAGCTAAAATTTTTAGGAGCATTAATTCTAATATCATCTACGGATTCTTCACTTTCATAAGGACTAGAAGGGTAATCATTGCTTAATGTTACGTAGGCTAATTGATTTCTAGACATATAAGTCCCGGTTTCTAAAAAGGCATCCGTTTTAATTTCATTATAAATATTACTATTATATGAAACAATAGATGTATCATTTAAAGTATTTGATGCAACCGTAGAACTTGTAGGGTCTATGTTTAGATAGAACACTTGTACTGTGTCATCTGTATTTAATTTTTTGCCGTTTATGTCATCTCCAAATATTATTTCATAATTTTTATTGGGATTGTATCGAGTCTGAAATACTTTATCTGTAGATTTATTTAAAAATAAATTTTGAGATTGAGTCCACTCTTCCCAAACTCCAGTGCTTTTTGGTTTAACATAAACAAATATATTAAAATTGTCTACATAGGTAGTGTCCCCTAAGCTTAAATACAATACTTCATTGTTGGCTCCTATGGCATTATATGAAGGATATTCTTGAAACTTTCCTTGATATAAGAAAAAATCTGTGGTTTTGTTTTGAAATTTTATAGATCCGTCTGCAAAATTTGTAAACATTATATTTTTATTAAAAGAAAATGATACGTTGCCTATGGATACATAACTGTATTTGGGTATAATGTAATTCCCTAGAGATAAATTTGGTTTTAAACTTAAATTATAACCTAAAGACTGAGTTATTTTTCCTTTTGGATTGTAGTTTAAAAGTTTTACAATTCTATTCATGTTTTCATAAATTTGAGATTCAGAAAACATACTTTCAGAAGAAGTTTTGTTTAAATAATATAAAAGTGTACTAAAGGTATAACTAATAACATCTATCAAAGCAGAAATATTAGAGCCTTGATAATTTTGGTCAGTGAAGATTTGGCCTTGATTTAATTTATCGATAATTAAATCTCTAACACTAGTGCCATCGAAGGCTACATAAGAATTTGGATTAAATGGATTTGTACTCATAATATTTGAATATTATTTGGAAATATTTGTATTGGTGTTTTAAATATATTATTATTACCAGCTAACTTATAAATTAAAATAATATGATACATTAATTTATCTGGTAACGGATATACTTCTATATTTAGTATCTCGACTCTTGGTTCAAAGGTGTTTATTGTTTTTAAAATATTATCACCTATAATTTTACCTCTTACTACATCTACAATTTCAAAAAGATACTGACTTAAATTAGAACCAAAAGAAGGAGAGAGTATTTTTTGTCCGGGAATAGTGGTGAATATATTATATAAAGAATTTTTTATAGCATTTAAATCATTATCTACTACTATGTCATTTGAATTTTGAGGGTCTAATCCAAGACCAACATTCTTAGAATTGGTTAAATCTAAATGCAAATCTGTATAAATTGCAGCAACTTTTGTAGGGTTTTTATCTGGTAAAGTAGTAGAACTCTGGATTTGGCGGGGATTAAATAAATTATCTAGGTAAATAGTTGCCATGTTGGAGGTAAATATTTAGGTCTAACATACAATATATATGAGTCAAAAATTCAACAAATTCCAAACATTGTGCGAAAAAGCATTTTCCCATTTTTCTAATGGAGGTTTTCGTACAAATTCCCCAGTGAAGCTTACACCAGCTTTTTTCAAATCTAATTTCTATAAAGAGAGATATCAAAAAGATGGAGTATTCGATCAATGGATCAAGGGTATCTTAGAATCTAATCCAGAAACTTTTTTCTTTATTCATGAGGTTTCCAGTAATTCAACAAATGCTAGTTCCAAGGATGCTAATGATTTAGCCGGAGGTTCTAGTATCTTATTAACCTTAAAGACAGATCCTCGCACATTACAATGGCCTACAGAATTCAATGAATTCACAGTTCCTGGTAACTATGAGTATGTTGAAGTGTTAAACTTCGGTAATAATTTACCACCAGTTCAAGGAGTTCCTAACAAGTATGAACGACCTATTGGTGATTCAAAAGCTACCGAATTAAAGAATGATTTTGATATCTTAAATAATCGTCCTACAGATGATTCATTACCTAAGAAGAATACTTCTATTCCAGCTTCTCCTGCTAAGGAAAAGCGTTACGCTTAATTAAAAGAAGCTTCTATAGCTAGTAGGCAACAGAAGAAATTAATTTCGTGATCTAATACGAAATTATCTCTATACATATATTCTCCTATGTCTACGAGGAGAATCTTCTTCTCCTTCTCTGTTAAACTAGAATCATATACATAATCAAACATTTGCTTTAAAAGCAATTGGTAGTCATTATTGAATAGTTTTTCTGATTCAATAACTTTCTTTCTAAGATCTAAAGAAGGTATCTTAGAAATAGCTAATCCTTTAATAATGTAAGCTGCTAAATCAGATATCTGATCATCCTCTGGAATAACCAAAGAACCTGATACTGAAAATCTTTGTAGATCATTAATGATACGTCTAAGATCAGGATATCTATCAGTGGTAAATTCTGCTAATCTCTTAGAAGTATTAGCATCGACCTTGATATTTTCTTTCTTTAAAATCTCTACAACTCTAGTAACACAACCTACTAAGTCAGGTTGTAATTTAAAAAGCATACAACGAGATCTAATAGGTTCAATTATTTTATTGAGATAATTAGCTGTAAGAATGAATCGAGTAGTGTCTACATATTCTTCCATGACATTACGAAGAATACGCAATGCATCTCCTGTGAGACCATCTGCCTCTTCTAATATTACTACTTTCTTCTTACCATCAACTGAACGAGTCTGAGCAAAGCTAATAACTTTATTTCTAATAGTATCAATGCCACTTTCATCTGAAGCATTAATATAAAGGTATTGGCACTTTAAAATATCAATAACAATAATCTTAGCTAAAGTACTTTTGCCAGTACCAGGAGATCCGTGAAAAAGAATATTAGGCGTATCTTCTCCAATAGTATTAAAATGTTCTCTATTCTCTTCTGTAAGAATAATGTCTTTTAATGTCTTGGGTCTATAGCGTTCTACCCAAAGTGTTTCGTAATGATTACTCATTAGAAGCCTGAGCTACCGAATCCATTGGCTCCACGTGATGTTTCATCCGTTTCTGTTGCCCATGTAGGTTCTATGCAAAGTAATGGAAAGTAAGCAATCTGAGCTATTCTATCTCCTTTATTAACCTTATAATCTACATCAGAAAAATTGTAAAGTTTTACTGCTAAATCTCCTCTATATTCATTATCTATAACTCCTAAATGAGGTTGGATACTATGCTTGAATCCCATACCTGAACGTGGGAGAATTAAATACCATAATCCTCTTTCTGTCTTTGCTACTTGTAATCCTGTAGGAACTACAACTGCTCCTTTAGCTGGTACTACTACTTCTTCAACGGAAGAAAGATCATATCCAGTATCATTTACATTCTTCTTAGATGGAAGAACTGCATCAGGATGTGTCTTTATAAAATGTATTCTTATAGGTTCTAACTTAAAAGGTTCTTCATTCATATGACTATAATAAAATACATTAGACTTTTTTCAACATGGAAATATCTGTGAAGCTCCATAAGTATAATAGTAAGATATTTGTATAATAATTCAACATGGAATCAAATAATGAGATAGATGCAATTGTTGAGCAATTGCGA